CACGTAAACCCGAATCGAGTGTACCCGGTAATAGCGAAACTCGCGCTATTCGACACGGGCGTAATCACGACGGAGGTGCATGCCGTCGGAAAAGGCGTAGGGAACGTAAACGAATTTGCCCCTCCTGACGCCGTCGGCGTCTGGCCACCTTTGACAATAGTCGTGGTGGCTGCAGCGATCGCCGCCTGAACAAATGCCGTAGACGCCGCCTGTAGGGTGTTAGTCCCTGGGGCCGCCGTCGGTACCGTGGGCGTGCCCGAGAAAATCGGCGAAGCGAGCTTGGCGTAAATGCTAAGCGCTGCCGTGATCGCTGCCTGAACGAACGCCGTCGTGGCAATCTGTGTCGTGTTTGTCGTTGCGGGCGATGCAGTGGGCGCCGTCGGCGTACCGGTCAGTGCAGGGGAATTGATCGGTGCGAGACCGGCCGTACTAACCCCCGTGTTCTGTATGTTCGAGCCGTCGCAGTAAATCGACGTAGGCGCCGTGAATCCCGTAGCAGGTACCGAGATACCCGTGCCGCTCGCGGTTTTGCACGTAACCGTAAATGCCCCGCCACAATCATTCGCGACGATCCAGGATTGCCCGGTATTAGCCGGAAATATAACATTGACGTTACCCGTCAAAGTTCCCGACACATGAATAAACGGAAGTGCCGATTGCAAAGCCGTGAGCGTAACGTTGCTGCTAGATAGCGCGACCGTGGTCACGCCAACGCCAGCCACGGGCAACCAACCCGCGCCGCCTGTATCCGGATCGGTCACGTTGCCGCTGACTTGATTTATCCATAGGCCGTCGCCGTTGGAATTCACGAGGACAACGCCGAGCGGGTACCCGGAAATATCCGCTGACAGCGTGGCGTTGTACTGCGGCAGCGCGCCCGCGGCGAAATTCGCGCAGTACGCCGTTATCATCCATAAAATGCCGTTCATTTCCTGCCCGAAGAATGGCAGGCCGCCGGACGCTTCAGGCGTCATAGTGCTCGGCGGGAATCCGTCCGTAAACGATGCGGAATTGACCGTCAGAGAAATCTGTGACGGTACGGGAATCGGTAATTTTATATACGTCGGATTCGCCGCGCCCACGCCCCACGGCGTGGAAATCAACAACGGAGTAACGAGAGTGCTTGGCATGGCAGATATCCTACTATGGCGGGGTTACGATTGTCACTGAAACGCCCGGCGGCGTCGGGATTACGCCTGACTGTTCGAGAATTGCTAGCTGAATCGCGGAGGGTTTGAAATTGAGGTTGTACGAAATAGCCATGGTGCCCGTGTTGAGCACCCATGCGGTGCCGGGGCCGTAGAGATTTTGCAAAATCGTGTTGATGGCCGGCGCCGTCGTCGCGCAGATATTCGCGAACGCCTTAGCTAGGATCAATTGACGGTATGCATCATCGCCGAGAATGTACGTTGATGTGGCGTTGAATCCGGTATACATCGCGCCGCCCACGGGCGGCCCGGGCGGTTGGTCGCTGCCCATGCTTTGCCAGTCAGGCGGCGACCGCGTGCCGTTATCGAATCCGACATAGTCGGTCGTGTTCGGGATTTGCAGGAGACGCGATACGCCTACGATCTTGCCCCATATGTCGAGGCCGAAACCGACGGCCGTGTCCACATTCCAAACGAAATTATAGAAGTTCGCAAAGTTCGCCGACTGATCGATGTACTGATTCAGATTTGAGACAAGCTGTAAAATTACCGGACTATTCGCATACTGCGATATTACGGTGGCTTCGAAATCAAACGCCGTGCCAACGGCCGGAATTCCGGTCGATAAAACAAAACTGACAATTGTGCCGATTGCCGCTACCGTGCCAGCGCTTGGGTTTTGCGCCTGTACTTCGCCGGGCGGTACGAACTGCGAGGGCGCCGAGCCTATGGCACCGACCACGAACCCGAGACTGGTTATCGCGTTGATCGCGTCCGTCTGCGACAGCCCGTATATGTCCGGTACGCGAAGCGCGGGCAGCCCGATCGAAACGACGAGATTAACGCCTGATCCGGGTGTCGCGAATGACCCGGCGGCCGGATTTTGCGAAATGACGTTGCCGGCGATTATTATGCCGCTCGTCTCGTACGTGACGGTGCCGACCATGAAGCCGGCGGCGGCGAGGATGCCTGGCGTAACGACGAGCAATGAAGTGTTGACGACGTTCGGAACGAGGGCGCCATACTCGGATAGATCAAGCGCAGTGCCCGTTGATACGGGCGTTCCCGCTGGAATCGATTGGGCTGACACTTGCGTAGGGGGCGATCCCGCAACAATAGTGATTGTGCCGACCACGAGGCCTGCGGCGATAATCGCGGCCTGCGCGGGGCCGTCCAATAGCCCGACGACGTTTGGCACGGTAGCACCGCATGTTACCGTCGGGAATGCTTGCGTCGGCGGCGTGAAATTTGCCGTATAGCGTGCGACGCCTTTTGTTATCCGCAATTCATCCAGCGCGCCGGGATTCAGCGGCCCGCTGACCGTAGGCGCCGCACCGAACGTAACCAATGACCCGGCCGGCGGCGAGTACCCGCTACTGTGCCACCCTGACTGCGTGGACGCGAGGGCCGTTCCGTTCCAGTATAGCGTCGTGACAAGCGAATGACGGACAAGGGCGAAGTGATACCACGTATCGAACGCCATAGCGGCAGACCCGCCCACGCTGCCGCCTAAAAATAGCGGTGTTGTCGCCGACGCCTGAATGATGCCTGCATTGACGCTAGCGGCTAAAACTATACCCGACGTCGAGGTCGGAGAATTCGTATCGCCGAAACTGAATATATCCAAATCTCGGTTTGAGTTAACCGCCGAATTTGCTTTGAAAAATCCTTCTATCGTGTAATCGCCCGTACCGGACAAAACGTCCAACGCGCCGCCCGCGGTAATCGGCACGCTTAGGAAAGTGTTTTGCGACGCATCCGTGCCTAGCGGCCCTAAGCATCCCGTGCCAAACGCGGGCAGCGTTGTCGTAACGGCCGCTGCACCATTCGTCGTGACGGTATTCGCCGCGGGCGATAAGTCTGTGAACGTCGTCTGCCCGTTCGTCCCGTCACAGTTGATTAGGAGCCCGACTGCGGCAAAATTCGGATCGCAACTCATTATGGCGACACCACGATATTAACGGCCGATATAGTCGGTTCTTGATCGATTCCCATTTGCAACGACGCCTGACCGACGCTCGAATTGAATCCGATCGTAATTGTCAGGATAGACACCTCTGAACCGATTGCCTGAATCGGACCGAAGTATCGCGATGCAAGCACCTGCGCGCCCGTACGTTCACGCAAGCTACCCTGAGTCTGCCCCGTGAATTGCGCGATGATTGCTTGCTGCACGAGCGAGTGAATGTTCGAGGGCAGCAACGCGCTTGCCGCCAGCGTGACGGCGAAGTAGATCGGCGTCGCCACGGGGTTAATAAAATTGACCGTGTACGCCGGCACGGGAATCGAATACCCGCTATTGTCCGTAACAGCTTCTGACACGAGTGTCGCACCTGCGCTGCCGGCTGCCGTCTGATACGCTGCGCCGATGTTCGTTGCGCGCCATATGGCACTCGCTATGTCCTGCGCGGCGCCGCCGGTTACGGCTACGTAAATCGAACGGGCAGCGACGGGGTAGCTCGTCGAATTCGGATTGCCGTTGATGGCACCCGAAATAACGGACCCTGTGTTGTTTTGCGTCACGAATACGTCAATCACATTGGCCACGGCGAAACATGCCGCGTAGACGGCCGGAATTGATCCCTGCGCGTTGATGCCGACAGACTGTTGTCGGCGATATTCAAATGCCGCGGGGGATTCGACGTTGGCGCCGATTGTGCCGTCACCTGAATTGTTGACAGATTCCCATCCGTTGATTCCCTGGTAAATGATCGTAACGGTATTGTGCGGGCACGCGATCGGGCCGGCCACGACATTGGCAAACGCCAGCGTTATAGATCCGCCGACCGGTATAACGCCGGCCTGTGTACACGAGTAGATATTGCCGCTCGTATCTTGTGCGAGGGCGCCTACCGGAATAGCCGTACCGAACGCGCCGACACATTGCAGATTGACCGACGTGGGGACGGCCGGCTTGCGGTTCATGAAATAGATACGGCCAATTGCATCTTGCATGAAACCCGTGGCCGTGTCCGGATCAATCTGATTGACAAACGTGGCGAATACCGTGTTGCCATTCGCTATCATTGCGGCCGTGCTGGAACATAGCTGCCCTTGCGGCGAGTTCAGCGCCGGGCTGAGATTGCCGCCGAACGCCGCGTTGTAATCTTGTTGCACGCCCGCCAGGATCGCGGCCTCTTGCGGCAACACTAATCCCGTCGGCGTGAATACTGGCGCGGGTACGTTTGTCGTGTCTACCATGGCCTATAATCCTATCGTCTGCACTTGATGATTGATGTCAGTAAACAAAACCTGCCCCGCGGCCTGACGCGTCGTCGCGTCGTACGATTCGATATTGCACGTCGCCGAAACCACGCCCGCGATCGTCAGCGCTGCCGCTACGAATTGTTCCTGGAAAATCGAGGCCGGCGGCGTCAGGCCGAATATCTGGCCGAAGTAATCCACGCCTAGCGATGTATCGTAGTAAACCTCGCCGAGCACCGTTCGGCATGCGCTCGCTACGTCCTGCGCCAATGCGTACGGGGGCGCAGCTAACGCAATATTACCATGGGCATCAAGGGTTAAGTCCCATCGGCCGACGTCAAGCAATAATGTTGTGAACGGTGCAGCCATGGTCGTACTCTACAAAATTGAAAATGTGGCGTACGCCAGCCCGGCGCCGCCTCCGGAATAGAAATTCCACGCGGGGAATTTTAAATATGGCGGCAAGATCAATGATGCCGACGCAGCCGAGGCATATTCTAGTAGCATTAATCCGCGCGACGCCCCGCCCGAGCCTGCCTGAAACCAGTCTAGTTTCCACGTGGGCGAGGAGGGGGGTTGATTTGGCTGCGTATACCCGCCGTTACTAAGGTACGCGATCGCCGCGAAAACTGCCGCCCCCGCAGTCGGCGTAATCGAGGGCAACGCTAAAAATTGTTGGCTAGCCACGCCATTCGCGGAAAATTGGTCAAATGCATGCGAGCCCGCCACCTCGAAGAAAAATCCGGAAAATGAAGCCAACGCCCCGCTTGTTAGCGTAGCGCTCGTATCTCCAGCGGAGGTCTTATGCAGCAACACGAGACGGTCGTATGTTGCCGCCGTTTGATTTACGTCAACAGTCCAACCAGATGGAGGGGTGAACGAGCTAGAACCGTCAGCGGAAACCAGCATAAAAAGTGTGTTGCCGCTAGCCGCTGCAGCTTGCGGAAATGTAACGGCGTACGATGTGACCTGAGTGACGCCACTCTCAAACGGATACCATTGCACAAAATTTAGAGGATATCCGCTGCCCCCTCCACCGCCGGCCGCCTGCCATCCCTTCGCGCCGCTACCGTCCGTTCCATAAACCATATTCGCGCCGGGCGTCGCGGCATCGTTCACTAGCTGCAGTTTCGAACCGCTCGTACCGTTACCCGTGATCGAATCCTGAACACTGACTGTTTGCAACGCCGTGACAGCGAGCGCAAGCGCGGCATACGCCGCCGAAGACAAGTCAACGGTCAGCGTGCCGGCCGTCGTGATCGGGCCGCCGCCAACAACCACGCCGACGCCGCCCGTCGATATGCCGACACTCGTGACAGTCCCCGAACCGCCCCCGCCCGTACTCACGGGAACGCCGTTGACGAACAGCCCCGCGGCGTTGATTGTGCCCGGCGCTGCGGTGCCGCCCGTTGGGCTGCCTACCGTTATACCGCCGGGGGTACTTACGGCGCCCGTCAGCGTACTTGTACCGGTCACTGCCAGCGTAGCTTGCAGCGTGGTCGCACCCGTAACCGTGGCCGGCCCCGTGACGGTGTTCGCGGGCGACTGTATGTTGACGGCGGTCGGGGACAGCAACGTGACGCCGCCGGACGCGAACTTAAGGTACTGCGTCGGCGTCGCGTTAAGGATACCGCCGAAATACAGCCCATCGGACCACGAGAAACGGCGTTGGCTGCCCGGGTTCGCCAGTCCCCTAGCAGAAATCACGGCCGAGGAGTCGCGCGAGGCAAACACCATTATCCCGATATCACCGACAACCGGATCGAGGATTATCCCCGACGTGCCACCCTGCGCGCGGTAGTACGGTCGGGCCGCAATCACGCCGTGCGGTACCGACACATTCGCGCCCGTGACGAGATTGACGAGCACCTGAACATCAACCGTGAGTTTGACCGTATCGACGGCTTTGACCTGCACAATCGAGACTGTTTGCATTTTCTCGGTTGCACGGGCAATCACGAAATCGAGTGTGTTGTACTCGCTCGCATCGCTGAACGGATTGGCTTGACCTACGTTACTCATGACAGAGGCGGCGGGGGCGCGTTCCCGGGGTAAAGTTTCATGTCAGTGAACCATAGGCCGCCCGGCTTCTGAGACTCAAGCGTATGCGTGAGCGGCCCTATGATCCAATCGCCGTCGGCCAACGTATTGAGCGTCTTGGGCAGCGAGCTATCGATTACGACATCGCTACCTTGAATCGTGATGGGCCCATTCATCCGATACGCCGGATTGAAAACCGAACGGACATTAAGGTACCCATTACCGAGCACCTCGGGGTACCCGACGAGACCTGACGTCGGCGTCAGAATGAATTTCGTTAAATTATGCCGCGGCACGCCGCCGGGCGATATAACTAACAAGTTAGGCGTCGCCGGCTCGATCGCGTAGTAAATTCCCGCGTCCTTGCAAACAGTGCGCAGTTGATCCGCCAGCGTCCCGGAATAGTACGCGTTTGTCAGCGTGCCAGTTACGCCGTCGTTCTCGAACGCGAGGCCCATGCCTGACGCTATGCCGCTGATGATATCGGCCACGTTCGCCGAGCCCGGGTACGATACGGGTTTCGCGGGCGCCAGCTGATCGAGGCCCAATGACACCGACTGTACGTACAGGCACACGTCCGGTAGATTAGAATAGTCAGGGCCGGCCTGAATAATTTGACCCGAGAACACGAACGTAAATCCGCTACCGCTGTCAGCTTCAATCTGTACAATATTCCGTTGATATTGCGGCTTGCCGACGAGCACTTGGACCACGGCCAAGGCATTCA